AAACTATTTGATTCCAAACGTACAAGTGGGTACAGTTACAATAGTTACAACGTAGGAGCTAAAAATGGCTAAACATGACGATATTCAAGAAGACAAAAAGCTGATCAAGAAGGCTTTTGGTATGCACGATAAACAAGAGCATCCCGGCAAACACACTGACTTGAGCAAACTCAAGAAGGGTGGGGCTGCTAAAAAAGCAAGCATGACTTATATGACTTATAGCAAAACCGGTAAGCCAGAAGGACTGAAAACAGTTAAAATGGCCAAAGGTGGCGTCACTGGTCAAGCCATGAGAGCTGTTGGCCGCAATTTGGCTAGAGCTCATAACCAAAAACCTGGGAGCAAATGATGGTTACTCAAGTTAAACCAACAACCAAAAACAGCCCCGCTATTCATAAGCCTACAAAGGTGTTTAATGGTTCTGCTGAAGAGTATGCTCGTCCACATACCATGAAGGATAAGCCTGTTCATCTTGAGGATGCAGGCACTGAGCCCAGCTTTAACAAGAAAAAAAACTGGGTTCCACTCAAAGGCGTGAGTATTACCATGAATGAAGAAGTCAAAGAGACTGGCATCAAAATTCGCGGTACTGGAGCAGCTACCAAAGGCGTGATGGCCAGAGGACCAATGGCGTGAACTACACTCAGCTTAAACAACTGATCCAGGATTACACCCAAAACTACGAGACCACTTTCGTAGCGGATATTCCTACGTTTGTTGAACAAGCTGAACAGCGCATTTTTAACTCGGTACAGTTTCCATCATTGCGTAAAAACGTAACGGGGACTTTGACCCAGTACAACCAGTATTTGTCTTGCCCATCTGACTTTTTGGCGCCTTACTCGCTTGCTATTTATCAGAACACCACAACCACGGCAACTGGTACATCTGGTACTTATACCATTACGATTGGATCAAACACCAACGTAGCTTTGGGTCAGATTGTGTCTGGTACTAATATTCCCAATGGCGCCACAGTGACCGGCATCAACGGCCTTGTAATCACTCTTAATTTGCCTTTGAGCGGTACTGTTTCTGGCAGCGTTACATTCCAAGGAAATTATCTTTATTTACTCAACAAAGATGTTAACTTTTTGCGCGAGGCTTATGGCAATCCCGTAGCTTACGGAACTCCGCAATACTATGCTTTGTTTGGACCCACAGTAACCAGCGGTACGGTCAGTAATTATTTGTCTTTTATGGTTGGTCCAACACCGGACACCAACTACAACGCTGAACTGCATTACTATTACTATCCAGTTTCGATTACAACATCTTCAGACGGCACAAGCTGGCTGGGTAATAACTTTGATACTGTTTTGCTTTACGGCTCTCTTGTCGAGGCTTATACCTTTATGAAAGGTGAGACAGACATGATGACGCTTTACAATCAAAAGTATGTTGAAGCGCTTGCTCTTGCTAAACGTCTTGGCGATGGTATGGAACGTCAAGATGCGTACAGAGACGGCCAATTTAGACAGGCAGTCACATGATAGTCCAGACCGCCACCACCAGCTTCAAAGTGCAACTTGCTCAAGGGTTGCACAATTTTGGGCCGACCAACCCCAATACGTTCTACATTGCGCTGTTTACTTCAAACGCAACCATCAACGCTGCCACCACTCAGTATTCGACAGCTTTGGTGGGTGAAGTGACAGGCGGCGGATATACGCAAGGCGGTCAGCCTTTGACAATTACACAGACTCCAACATCTGGAGCAACGGGTGGAACAGTGGCCTATTGGTCGTTTCAAAACGTAGTATGGTCTCCAGCTTCATTTACAGCTCGTGGCGCTCTGATTTACAATTCAAGTCAGAATAATGCTTCAGTGGCGGTTCTTGATTTTGGCGCAGACAAAATTTGCAACACATCATTTACCATCCAGTTCCCCGCGGTTACCAACACCAACGCTATTTTAAGGATCGCATAATGCAAACCGAAAACATCAAACCCCAAGAGCAAACAGCCGTTTCCGTTGCTGTCAACTCAAACCTTACAGAAGACACACACGTTGTGGGTCACTACACTGTTACTTGTACAGATGCCGACGGCAACGTCAAGTGGGAAGAAGCATTCCCTAATTTGGTGGTCAACGTGGGTAAAACCAATTTGTTGAGCACCTATTTCACAGGCTCTTCTTATACAGCCACTTGGTATTTGGGCTTGGTGGATGGCGGTTCATCCCCTACTTACAATGCTGCCGATACTATGGCTTCTCACTCTGGATGGACTGAGAACACCGGTTATTCCAACTCTACTCGTCCTGCTCCCACATGGGGATCAGCCTCTGCATCAGGCGGTGGAGCTGGCACTGCTGGTACTGGTACTATTTCCACAACAGCCACTGCATTCAGCATCAACGCAACTGGCACAATTGCTGGCGCATTCTTGGTGACAAACAGCACCAAAGGCGGAACAACAGGTACTTTGTATTCTGCTGGTAGTTTTACCACCGGAAATCGCTCTGTATTGTCAGGCGATACACTGAACGTCACTTACACCGCTAACTGCTAAGGATCAATCATGGCTGCAAAATTTACAATTGGTGAACAAGTTAAAGTCACACCTACTCCTGTTGATCCAGCTGGTCCAGTTGAGGCGTTGACAATGGATGCTTACGGCAACATCTCTTACCTCATTTCTTGGACTGACGAGAATGGCGTGGTACAAAATAGATGGTTTGCTGAATCCCAGTTAGTGGCTGCCTGAAATGGCTGACGGCGGATTTGGTTCTGGTACATGGGGCCAAGCCGCTTGGGGTGGGTCTGTATTCAATCCTGCCGTAATAGAAAATCTCAATAACTCTTATTGGGGTTCAGCTGGTTGGGGTAGCGGTGCTTGGGGCGGAACGCCCAGCGTCACTGATTCTGTAGCTGCATCTGATTCTTTTACGCTTACTGTTAGTGAGACCGCCACGGTAACGGATTCCGTCAGCGACACACTTAGTTACTCAAGCGCCGTTACAGAGACCGTTACAGTCACGGATTCTGTTGCAGATGTACTGGGTCTTAATCAAGCGGTGACTGAGGTCATCACGGTCACAGATTCAGTATCGGATACGCTAAATGCCGTAAGTTCGTTAACTGAGACAATTACAGTCACAGATCAGGTATCGGCGATTACCTTGGTTTCAGGTGCAGTTAGTGAAACGGCAACAGTTACAGATTCTGTCAGTGAAATACTAACGTACAGCAGCAATGTTACCGAAACCATCACGGTCACGGATTCAGCAGTTGGAGGCTCGTTCTTTGGCGTAACTGTTGCAGAAGCAATTGTGGTTGCAGACGTGGTTTCTACAACTCAGACCTTCTCTTGTGCCCGCACAGAAACCATAACCCCAAGCGATTCTGTTGTCAGTGGTTTGGTTTACTCGGCCACCCAGTCCGAGACCGACACGGTAACAGATTCTGTAAATGCTGCTTTTGGTATTGCCGTGAGCGTGTCAGAAACCGTATCCCCAGCGGATGTGGTTTCCAGTGCGGTTGCAATGGTTGTCAGCGTACTTGAGACTTTAAGCCTGCTGGATTCACTGACAAACACAGCAGTTATGGGAAATACGGTTACAGAAACCGTAACTTTGCAGGATATTCAAGACGCGCCGGGTAGCATTTATTTCGTGCAAATCAATGAAACAGTAGTTGCAACAGATTCAGTTTTTGGTAAACTACTATGGATTCTGATTGACGACAGTGAAACTGCAAATTGGCAAGAAATTAACGATCCTCAAACGCCGGGATGGGCAGAGATCGCTGATGCGCAAACCCCCGGTTGGACAGAAATTTCGACAGTTTAGGAGCATTAAATGTCAGTAGGATACTCAACCAATCTACAGCTTGTAGAGCCAGTCACAGGAACCGAATCAGGTAACTGGGGCTACGACATCAATTACGGTACAACTGATTATGTTGATATTGCGATTGCAGGCACAAACAACATTACCACCGATGCTGATGTAACACTCACCCAAACAACGGGCTCAACATCTGGTAATAATATTACGGGTACAACAGCTCAGTATGCGATATTAAATTGCACTGGGGCCAGAACTGCTGCCAGAAACATCATTGCCCCAACTGTTAGTAAAACATATGTGGTTATTAACAGCACCACAGGCGGATATGCAATCACCATCAAAAAGTCTGCTGGTACAGGCGTATCAATTGCAAACGGCGAAACAGCTATTGTGTACTACAACACTGTA